CTGAGGGCTTCACTTACGGACTCCAACGACTCCAATCATTCCTACGAAGCAACCGAGAGAGAGTTAACCATGGGGTCCACCAGACGGGAGAACGGGTGGAACCTCGGACTGCTGCACCAGCGCGGTACTTCCAGAATGCCTGCCAGGCCGCCAGCTACTCTTACCCAACCTGAAAAGAGCCGTTATGTGGGGGTCCTCCACGAGTACCTTTGGGAGGACCGGATACCTTGGTGGATTGAACGCGAGATGAAGGAACTGGACCGCGAATTCCGGCGGAAAGTATCGGAGTAGGGGGGTAGGTCATGGAGCAATTAGTAGATAAAGCAGTGGCTCTTCTCAAAACCAACATGGCGGACGAGCTTGCAGCCATAGATACTGAGCGGAATGTTGGCGGGGTGGACGTAACCACTCCAGCGCCCGGCGATGCCGCCTATTATATCCATGACCTTGCCGGCAACTTCAGGCCGGAGTTTCCCTCCTGTACGGTCTTTGGCCGTCGGACTACCAACGTCAAGGACGATTACGGAGACTATCAGTTGGAACATCACCTGGAAATAGAGGTATACCAGGCGAACAGCAGCCAGGAGGAGCTGGCGCGGCAGGTATTTCGATATGCCGAAGCCGTTAAGCGCATCCTGGCTGACCCTGCCAACTGGGCGGGGGTGGCACATGACCCTGTTTTTGGCGGGGCCTTTTACTCGAATGTCGTGCCGGACGAACAGGGGTTTCTTCGGGCATGTCGTGTGAATATTTCCGTCAAAACCTTAGAGGCCAAGTGAGGTGATGATTATGGCCGACGAGTATATCTACCGCGGGCCTAGCGATGTGTTCCGCATAGGCGAAAAAGAACTGGCAAGAGACGGCCGGCCGGTAGAGCTGACCGATAAAGAGGTCAAGGCCATTAAGGCCGTAGAGGGACACCGTTTCGAGAAGGTGCAGAGCACCAGTAAGAAGGGAGGCAAATAAGCGATGCCTTTGGATGTCAACAAAATCCATGTCGGACCGGGCAAGTTGACACTTGATGCCGGTGGGGCCAATCCCATTACGTTTGAGGCCACCGAAGAAGGCGGGCTGCTAAGTTACAGCAGGTCCTCGGAGCCTATTGAGATTGATGAAGCTATTGGCGCTGTGGGCTACTACATCACTGGGGAAGAATGCTACTTTGAGGTAGTGGCTAAGGAGACCGACGCCCAACTGCTCAAAGCGGCATTCGGGCATGGAACCATCACGACTACAGCTCCGGGCGTGGGAGTTAAAGGGAGCGACTTGCTGGAGTTCGGCGGAACATCTCAGGTAACCGAACACACCCTCCAGTACATCGCACCCAGGCGGCATAACCCGAACCTGAATATCCAGATTGACCTCTACAAGGTTGTGGCCATGACAGAGGAAGAACTGCCCTTCAAGAAAGCCGGCCAAACGATGTATCGCTGTCGGTTCCAGGCAGTTCAGGACTTGAGCAAGACAGAAGGAAAGCGCCTTGGCTTTATTCTGATTGAGACCGCCGAAGCAACAGGATAAACCAGGGGGGATAAGTGATGAGTGAACGTACAGCTGATGATATTCTCAGCCGCAAAGGGACGACCATCACCCTGGGCGGCGAGAGATTTGAGGTCCGGCCCCTGGTCATAAAGAAGCACAGGAAGTTCATGAACCGCCTGCTCGAAGAGGTCCGCTCCTTGATGGTGACGGACATTTCCGTAGACAACATGGAGGCCGTCCTGGGAGTGGTTCAGGGATTCATGGACAGTACCCTAATCGAGTTAGTGGGCCTTGGAATTCCTGAGTTCGCCAGTAAGAGCCAGGACTGGATAGAGGAGGTCTGCACCATGGCCGAACTACAGGAAGCGCTGGGAGTTATCATCAAGGTTAACTTCCCGTGGCTAACAAATTTTCAGAGCCTCCTCAATCTGGCGATAGCCGGGAGCCAGATTGGGACGAAGGGGACATCTACGACCTGATAATGCGCGAATATCCCGGTTATACGGTTCGCCGTATTGAAAATGAGTTGACCTGGGAAATGGTAGGCCTGTTGCTCAAAAAGATTTCCCGCCGCCACGGAGTGAAAGAAACCGGTCTCGACCTGACTGGGGCGGTGGATATCGAGGAAGTGGCTGACATCCCTGGGTTCGGAATCAAGAAGGTGGTTAAGAATGTCTCTGGCCGGTGACCTGCTGATAAGAATACTGGGCCAAAGCGAAGGCGCACAGAACGCCATCAACGAAGTGAAGGGCGGATTAAAAGGGCTGCTCAGTCCAGCCAACTTGGCTAAGTCCGCCCTTCGTGGCATTGGCGCCGCAGCTTCAGCAGGGCTGGCCATGGGTGTTAAGTCTACTAACGAGCTGAACCAGGTAATGTCCCAGTTCTCAGCCCAGACAGGTGTAGTCGGTGAAGAAGCGGACAAGGTACGGGCTAAAGTCCAGGAGCTGTATAAGGTCAACGAGGATGGTTATAGCGACCTGGCTGGCACTATAGCCGAGCTGATGACACAGTTCAAAGCCAGCGCAGATGTGGCCGGCGAAGTTACGCAGGCCTACCTCGACTATGCCAAGGTAACCGGTCAGGATGACGTTCAGGCCACTAAGGCCATTGCCGAAGTGTCCAAGGCCTGGAACCTAAGCATTGAGGACAGCGTAAGCCTGATGGACAAACTGAAAGCGGTCCAGCAGGAGACGGGGGCCGACCTGAACCAGCTGCAGCAGTATCTAAAGCGCAGTGCCGGGGCGATGCAATCGCTGGGCATGAGCCTCGATGAAGGCATCGCCATGTTCGGGGCCTTCGCCAAGGCTGGTATCGAGCCGCAGCAGGCCATGACGGCGTTCAATACTGCTCTTACCAAGGTCAAGTCGCCCAAAGAACTTAAAGACCTGATAAAAGATATTGAGGCCACAAAAGACCCGACCGAGGCAGCGGCCAAGGCCCAGGAGCTGTTTGGGGTCCGGGCGGGCCCGGAATTGGCGCGGGCCATCCAGACCGGCAAGCTCAACATCGATGAGTTAATGCGAACCATCCAGAACAGTGAGGGCGTGGTCGCTCAAGCTTCAGCAACCTATGATGATAACTTCAATGTCAAGTTTGCTCTGTTCAGGAAGCGCATCAGCGGAACAGTGCAAGAACTGACCGACCGGTTCGGGCCAGCCATAACCACCACGTCCAGCCTGGCTATGGGTATGGGGTCGCTATTCCCGAACCTGGGCGCAACAGTGGCTGGGGCATTTAGCACGATGGGCCAGGCCGCTAAGGGGTTCTTTGGCCTGTTAATGGCCAACCCCATCATTCTGATAATCACAGCGATTATCGGCGCCGTTATCCTGCTCTACAAAGCATGGACCGGGAACTGGTTCGGCATCAGGGATAAAACCAAGGCGGCAATCGAGTTCCTAGTCAACCTCTTTAACTCGCTCAAGCAGAAAGTCGGGGAGATATCGTGGGAGGGTATCAAGAACACGGCAGCCAAGGCGTGGCAGGGCATAAAAGACTTCCTCGGAGGGATTTGGGAGGCCATAAAATATGCCACCTTTGGAGATGCTGCTGACCTACAAGAAGGCTTATGGAACATCTGGGTAAACATCCAGGAAGCCGTGGAAAGAGTTTGGAACGGAATTAAACGGTTCTTGAGGGAGACGTGGGAAAACCTGGTCAGGAGTATAGTCCAGAAGGCGCGCAGCCTGAAGGATGATATCATTGCCCGGCTGGAAGAGGTATGGTCTTACATCAAGGCGATACCGGCTAAGGCGTATAACTGGGGGCGCGATATAATCAATGGGCTATGGAGCGGGGTTAAGAACGTGTTTGGCAACCTCAAGAACTGGTTCCAAGACAACGTTGTGGGTCTTTTGAACCGGCTTAACCCCTTTGCCCGTCACTCTCCTTCACTGGTAGAGCAGGTCAAGGCCGGTGTGGCTGAAATCAACCGGCTTTATAAAGGTTTAGACCTTAGCCCTGTCTTATCGGTGACGCGCCCTGTTCAACAGCCAGCCATGGCCACAGCAGGGGGACCCGTGTATCTATATGGACCGCTGGTGCGCGTAGAAAAGATGGAAGTGCGGTCCAAGGAAGACGTGGACGCCGTAAGCGAGGCCTTGTGGAGCAAAGCGGAACAAGCCCTGCGCGGAGAAGGCCTCATTAGGAGGTGATGAGATATGGCCCTGCATTTTTACTTTGACGAAGCGATGACCAACATGATATCCGAAGGTGATATGTCCAACCCGGATACTGCAACCGGCTCTGGGACGACCGGTTTCACTGAAGAGAAAGCCATCTACGTGGGCAATGACAGCGCAGCCAAACGGTATGAGAACGTGGAAGTCACGGCAGTTAATGATGACCCCAACGTAGATATCCAGTACGCGCCGGATAACGCGGGAGCACCGGGAGCTTACGGAGATACCTTGAACGTTGGCAACATAGCCGCTTCGGGAGTGGTGAAAATCTGGCGGAAGGTAATTGTGGCCGCAGGACAGGCCAGCCAGAACCGGGTGGACATCAAGCACCGTGTTACCGGGACCGAATACGCGGTCTAAATTTGGGAGGTGAACCATTATGGCAAACTTGCCGCTGCCAACTGATATCAATGGAGTGCCGTATCTGGCCAACCAGGACGGCAATGGAGACCTGGCTGTACCGTTTGAGTTGTTCCGGAAGGTTGGAGGGCTGTACCTACCAGTTGACCCCGACCAACCCCTGCCCGTCCTAGAGACTGACCGACTTTACTATCTGACAGCGGACCATGACAGCATTGCGGTTGGGGCTGTGGCTAAAGGAGAATTGTCTACGCCTTTTGATAGCGTGACGAGCGGGGGAACCTCTCGGGAAATCCTTTGTGCTGGTTTCAACGCGCTTCTACTGCACCATGTGATTACCGGCGCTCCAGCAACAGGCGGCTATGCAACCATAACTATGAGCCCCAAGAGCGGTGGCACCTTCGTTGCTCACCACGGAGACGGGCAGAACATCAAAGGAGCAGCAGTCACTGCAAGCTACATCAGCTTGTTCCGAGGCATTCTTGACTACATCAAAGTGGTCCTGACCGTAACCGATGGGACACATACGGTGATTGTCCAGCCGCTCAATATCTAAGAGAGGTGATGAGCGAATGGCTGTTAAGCTGCAAGCAACTGTAGTGGAGACTATTGAAAACCAAGGCCATCAAGGCACGGTTTTGAACGTGAAATTAATGGATGGGGCCCAGCAAATAGCTGAAAGCACGTGGCCGGCAACATATGGCTGGGCTGACTTAAGCCCGGCAGAAAAACAGGCTCACGTTTTGAACGATGCTAAAGACAGCCTTTTAAGGCCTAACTTGCAGGACCGACTGAAGATAGACTACCAAGAAGATGGCCCCGAGAAAATCCTGGTTGACGGCCAGGCAGTAGTAGTGGAGGTGATTGAGTAATGAGGAAAGCTGTAGAGCGTATCTTCATCGACGATGCTGGCAACCCGTCTCACATGGTTTATATTCCGCCATTTAAGTATACTGCCGGTGGCAATACCCGCATCCTGGGCGGTTTCTGGATGGACAAATATCCATGTTCGCATCCCAATGCTACAGCAACCGACCGGGGAACTACTACGCCAAACAGCCCGGGGACGACCGGGGCAGTATCCCAGCCACGCAAAGTACCTTGGACCGACATTGATTGGAATAACGCGAAGGTAGCCTGCCAGAACAGGACATTTAACGGCGAACCTTGTCACTTAACCACGCCAGAGGAATGGGCGGCGGTGGCCTTACTTGCAAAGCTGATGGGAACCATTCCGCATGGCAATAACAGCTATGGTAAGGATGCAAACTTTCCGGATGAAGTCGCAGAACCAGACAGCTATTTCGATAGCGTATATACCCCGGGGAGTGCGAACTGGCCCTACTACGGCAACCTGACGGCCAGAACCCTGGTCGGGACTGGCCCTAGGACCTGGGCACACAACCATGACCCGTCAGGGGTGTTTGACCTTAACGGGACGGTATGGGAATGGATTGACTTGTCACCCATCGATGGAGCCATCACTATAAACGGAACCGATTACCTGATTTATCCTACTCAAGGAGGACGCCTGACATTAGCCCAAAACATTGACGCCGTAGTAGACACTATCCCGTTCGTTGCCGGTAGTTTACTTGGAGTAGACTTTCCGGCTAATGGAACCATCTTCATTGGAACCGAGCAAATCACCTATACTGGCTACGATACAGTTAATAACCAGTTCACTGGATGCACTCGAGGGGCTAATGGAACCACCGCAGCTGCCCATAATGCAAATGACCCCATATTCTGGAGCCCTGGCGGCCAAAACTCTGGCCAGCGGATTCTGACCATGAGAACTGAACTTGACCTGATGCACCTTGCTATACCAGAAAGCGTAGATGCAAATGGAGCAGAAGAGTGGGGCAAAGATGGTTACTGGCATTACCGCTCTGATACTGGCTGGGCGGGGACGCGCGCGGCTAGCCGCGGCGGGCACTGGGGCACCGGCTCCTACGCCGGGGTCTTCGCCTTGAGCTGCTACGTTGTGCCGTCGTACGTGAACAGCGGCGTCGGGTTTCGCGCCTGCAAGTCAATCTGATATCTGGGGCGTGATAATCTGCTATCTGAAGAGAAGGGCAAATGATTAAGGACCTTATCATTTACCAGAAGGTGTACGACCTGATTCTCTACGTCTTTCCGATAGTGAACAAATTTCCCAAAAGCCAGCGGTTCGTGCTGGGCCAGCAGATACAGAACACGATGGTAGATATCGCGAAGCTTATCGTTGAAGCCAATAAATCGCGCAACAAGACTAGGTTACTGTTTCAGCTAGACGTAGAGCTGGAGAAGTTGAGGCTCCTCCTGAGACTGGCGAAGGATATGAAGTTTATGGGGCTTAAGCAATACGAAATTACGGCCGGCCATCTATCTGAGATAGGCAAGCTTTTGGGAGGATGGATGAAGGCCAGCCGGTAAGTTTGGGGTTAAGGTTCATACGGCGCGCGGCTATCCGCGGCGGGAACTGGAACAACGGCTCCAACGCCGGGGTCTTCGCCTTGAACTGCAACAATGTGCCGTCGAACGTGAACAGCAACATCGGGTTTCGCGCCTGCAAGTCCAGGTTTTGCCTGACCCTGGTAGATTACGGTCTGCCGGGCCGTGCATTTTGACTTGGAACCTTAATCCCTGTCGATGAAGCAGCCGGCAGAGGCAAAACACATGGACAGGCAGGGGATAGGCTAACGCCTACCCCTGCTGCCTTATAAACACAAGGAGGCGAGAAACCGTTAAGACCTTTAATAACCTATATCCAAAAATCTATGACTTTCAAAACCTCCACCTGGCCTATTTGAAGGCCCGGAAAGGAAAGAGGTACCGGCCGGAGGTGCTCAGGTTCAGCCAGTACCTTGAGGAGAACCTAATCCAGCTGCAAAACGAGCTAATCTGGAAAACCTACCGGACCGGGCGCTATCACATGTTCTATGTGTACGAGCCAAAACAGCGGCTGGTGGCGGCCCTGCCGTTTAAGGACCGGGTTGCACAGCATGCTTTATGCAACATCATCGAACCGCTGTTCGAGGCAACCTTTATTTACGACAGTTATGCCTGCCGGGCGGGGAAAGGAACACATGCTGGAGCCGATCGGCTGACGAAGTGGCTCAGAAGATGCCATCAAGCCTGGGGGAAGGTATACATCTTGAAAGCTGATGTGACCAAGTATTTCCCCAGTGTGGACCACCAAATACTGCTGAGCATCCTGGGCCGGAAGATAAAGTGCCGGGACACCATGGACATGATGGCTGAAATCCTGGCTAGTTCGGCAGACCCTAACGACCCGCGGCCGAAGGGGATACCGGTCGGAAACCTCACCAGCCAGCTATGGGCAAACGTTTATTTGAACGAGATGGACTACTTTGTTAAACACACGTTGAGGGAAAAGTTTTACCTCCGGTATATGGACGATTTCGTGATACTGCACCACGACAAGAAACACTTACGGCAAGCACGGAGAGAAATCGAGGGCTTTTTGTGGGACGTGCTTGCCCTTAAGCTCAACCCCAAGACCAGTATTTACCCGGAGGACCAGGGCGTGGATTTTTTGGGCTACCGCATCTGGCGGACGCATCGCCTGGTACGGAAACAAAGCATTAAGCGGATGAAGCGAAAGCTCAAGAAGTTTCAGGAAGGCTACAGGGAAGGGCGCTATACCCGGGAGCAAATAGAACAAACCCTAGCTAGCTGGCTGGGGCATGTGGGACATGCCAATTCCTATAACTTACGCAAGAAGCTGTTTGGCGACTTTGTTCTAAAGAAAGGTGACGGGTGAGGCTTATGGGACTGTATTCTGTGACCATGCCGGGGGCATATACCGACCACCGTCACCGGCTGGCGGACATGAAACAAATTATCACGGCCGCTCACAGCCAGGAGGCCGACACCAAACAGGTTATCACTGCTGATTACCTGGCTGATGCAGATACAGAATGGGTGCTGTTTATCTCCCCGCTCTATTCGGCGGCTATGCCTGGCCTTGGAGTGACTCAACGGGTAAGGCATATTGACACCAAACAAGTCCTTTGGGTCCCTGTGAGCGCCGAAGGTGACACTAAGCAGATTATTTGGTGGGATTACGTTATCGACGCCGATACGATGCAAATCATCTCGCCCGGCCAGCCTGCGTTCGCGTTTGCCGGTAAGCCCGTGCAGGATTATGGCATTATGCTCCTTAGGGGAACCAGACGAGAGCTGATACCGGGTCAGCGGTCAAACATTGAGGTTATCCCAGGTCGGCATGGGGCGCTTGACCTTGGAGCCGAATTGGAGCCGCGGCAGTTTGAGCTCAGATGTGCAGTCAAAGCAAGCACCAGGTCGGAACTGCTGCACCGCATGAGGCAAATAGCGGCGCTTTTCAACCCTGCCAATGGAGTCCAACCGCTTGCGTTCGACAGCGAGCCGGCCAAGACATATTATGCCCGCGTTAATTCGGTCGTCGACCTGCAGAGCATCTTGACCTATGGGGTTTTTGATTTGGTGTTTATCGCTCCAGACCCGTTCGCCTACGGCCAGGAGGTTACAGCCAACGTTAATGACGGTGATAGCGTAACCCTGGCCAACGCCGGAACCTGGTCAACGCCGCTTACCATCACCATGCAGGCCTCCGGGCAGGATGTTGTAGACCCGGCGGTAACTGTAGGCGGCAAACAGATTAAATATACCGGAACCCTGGCCGTCGGCTCAACGCTCACCATCGAGACGGATAAGATGACGGCGGTCCTGGACGGCCAGAACGCGCTGGCTAATATCACGGGCGAGTTCATGATGCTCCAGCCGGGCGATAGCCAGGCGACGCCTTCTAAAGCCAGCGGCGGGACCTTAACGGTAACCTTCACGTTTAAGCCGAGGTGGTTATGATGGCTATAACCACGGATAAAAACTACCCTCGCATTTATGACGGAAATGGGAACCTAGTGGCCATCCTGGAGCAGGCCAAAAACGTCATGCTCACAGAGCAGCTGAACGGGTCCTGTACCTTGAAGTTCCTGCTGCCGCGGAACGACCCGAAGTGGGAATATATCACCGATGCCTATTACCTCCGCGTAGAAGGTAAAGAGTTTGCCTTGGTGGGAACCGATGAGGAGCGAGACAACACCGGCAAGCTCATCACCAATGTCCAGTATGAAGAGAACTACCTCGAGCTGGCTGGTTATGTAGGTGACTACCTGACAGTAGAGATATTGAACACAGATGCCGGTTCGGCCTTGACCTCGCTTTTGTTCGGCAAGCCCTGGTCGGTGGGGCAGGTTACAGTCCCGAACACCCGCCTCCGGGACCTGGTGACCGAAAAAGAGTCCTTGCTGTTTAACCTTCGCAAGGTTCAAGAGCTCTGGGGCGGCTATCTCGTATTTGACAGCATCAACCGGTCGGTGAGCCTATTTGAGACATACGGGCAAGACAACGGGGTCCAGTTCCGCTACCGGAAGAACCTGAAGTCGGTCCGCAAAACCACCGACTTTGCCGGCGTCGTCACACGGCTTTATCCGTTCGGCAAGGACGGGCTGGATATCTCCTCGGTAGAGCCGGGCGGCAAGAACTACATCGAGAATTTCAATTATACCAACCGGGTCCGGGAAGGCATCTGGGTTGACCAGCAGTATACGGACGCCACGAAGCTCTATGAAGCGGCCCAGGAGGTCCTGGCCGAGATAGCCCAGCCAAGGGTGTCTTATGCGGTCAGCATCGTGGACTTGTCCCACCTGACCGGGTACGAACATGAGAGTTTTAAGCTCGGCGACTGGGTTACAGTCATTGATGAGGAGCTGGGTATCAACGTCAAGGCCCAGATAGTTAAGCGGACCTACGATGTGCTCCAACCTTGGCGAGGGTCGGTGGAACTGGCAAACTTTAGGCCGGGCATAACGGACCTGATAACCGAGGCCGTAAAATCCTCGCGCATAGTTGGCCAGGCAGTGCTGCCAAACAAGAAGATATCGACCAATGCCCTGCAGGGCTACATTAACACGGCAACCAACCAGATAAACAGCCCGAACAGCCGCCTCAAATGGGATGAGACCGGGATTATTGCCGAAGAAGTAGACGAGCAGGGCCAGCCCACCGGTAAGATTGTAAAGATTACCTCCGGGGGCGTGGGTATATCGAACGACGGCGGCCAGACCTTCCACGTGGCTATGACTGGGGACGGGGTGCTGGCTAACCGGGTTGTGGTCAATGACATCTATGCCCTTTCCACTGAGGACGGCTTTACCAAGATGAAGGCCGCGGGTATTGAGGTTTGGGATAACAGTAACCCGCCGAAAAAGAGGGTCCACCTGGGCCAGTATGAGGCCGGGAAGTTTGGGCTGGAAGTTAGGGCGCAGGATGGACAAACGGTACTGCTGGATGAGCAGGGGATGTTACAGACTTGGCAGGATAGCAAGGCCGATAACCTAGATAGCTCCAACCCACTGCTTTTGAATCTTTACCTTCCACCGGAAACACGGAGCATAAAAAGGGCCTTGTTAAGATTCAAGTTGCTGGCCTTTAGGGCATATGAGACCGGCGCGGCCAGTGGGGGGGGGACTACATCAGGGCCATCTTCTAGAGATACAACCGTTAGCGGAAAGGAAAATCTAGAAATAACGGATTACGTAATTCCCCCTGGTAGCCAACCGTTAGTCGATTATGTACAATCTGACGGGGGCCACAGTCACGGATTATCAGACGATTTTCCTTCAGGTACTCATAACCATGGTAATCCAGATTACGTAGGAACAGGTCAACATTCCCACAGCTTAAGTATTGATTCGGTAGGTAACCACACACATTGGCTCTATAACCATTATCATGCAGCCACAATTAATGGTCACAGCCACGGAATGGACCATAACCATTCTATTCCGAATCACACCCATAGGTTAGTTTTCGGGATTTACACTAGCACTGTTGCCAGCGGAGTTACAGTTAAAATAAACGGAACAGACCGAACAGCTGACCTTGGAGGACCATTCGATACTGACCAGGAAAGCTTAGATATAAGCCCTTATCTTACTATAGGCCAGTTTAACACAATAGAGCTTGGTTCTTCCCAGCTTGGCCGTATTGACGCAACGGTATTTATCCAAGCACTTATGGGAGTTTAATGGGGAGGTATGCATGATGAGAAAAACTAAAGCCAACAAGCGCCCTGACGGGAAAATTGTGATTGAAAGGGTTGAAGAACAGATATTTGAAAAATCTGAGTTAGACCAGCACATAAATCGACTAAGGTTTCAAATCATGCAATGGCAACGGCAAATAAGCCAAATGGAAAGATGGATAAAAGAGGCTGAGTCTGAACTGAACGAACTCGAGACAGTGCTGGCCAAGTTCTAACAAGTTTAATCCCAGTACCCAGCTTCAATGAGGGGCTGTACTGAGAAATAGAGTTTATTGTCTACGAGCTGGCTTGGAAGGGTGAATTGTTCGTCGTCAATATAGAGAAGGTCTGTCGCGCCGAGCCCCCATATCTTTTTATCTGGGAATTTAGCAGATAACGTTTCAACTATGAAGCGGCCAGTAAAGTAGCCTTGGGTCTCATTGATGCTGTTCTTTGCGGTTGCATTGGTAGTAACGACTACAGCCCTATTCGCATCATCCCACTCAACGTCAGCGCCCAGGGCCTCGGCCACAAACCGAACTGGGACCATGGTTCGACCGTTGATAATCTGAGGGGGGACATCGGTCTTGACCTCTTTGCCATTAACTATGAGCTTAATCGGCCGTTCAGCAGCAACGGCCCAGCTGGCGGTTGCGAGCATTAAGCCGACCAGCAGGCCAGCTAAAAAACGTTTCACAATAAATCGCCTCCTTGGTTAATTTTGGGAGTTTGTCCCTTAATAACATTATACCCCTGTCCAGAAAAATGTAAACGAAAGGCGGTGGTGACCTTGAGTAGTGCCGGAGCATCTGCTTTTGAACAGGTAACCCGAGAGCGGGTCCAGGCCGTGGAAGAGGACCTGAAAGAGTACAAACGCCGAATGAATGGTACCTTGGACAAAATCGAACAGCGGCTGGCCGCTATCGAAAGACAGCTTAATGCCCGGCCAAGCTGGACAGTATCCCTTACCATTACGCTTTTATCAAGCATCACAGTGGGCTTGCTCACATTCTTGGCCACCACCGGCCGATGAAAGGAGGTTCGTTCCATGCGTATCATGTTAGACCCGGGACACGGGGGCAACGACCCCGGAGCACAGGCCAACGGTATCCGGGAAAAGGACCCGAACCTGAAAGTTGCACTCAGAGCAGCGGCCATGCTTGAAGCCCACGGCATGGATGTCCTGCTGACCAGGACCGGCGACGTTACCGTATCCTTGCCGGACCGGACCGACTTTGCCAACCGGGAAAAAGTGGACGCATTTATCTCCATCCACCACAATGCGGCCGATAACAGTTCTGCCCGAGGCCTCGAAGTTTACCACTCCATTTTTGGCGGAGAAGGTAAACGCCTGGCCCGGCTTATCCATGACCGATTTGTGGCCATTACGGGCATTCCCAGCCGCGGCGTAAGGACCCGGAAAGGCAGCTCCGGCCGGGATTACTACCACGTCATTCGAGAGACCAGGATGCCGGCGGTCATCGTTGAGGGCGGTTTTGTTACCAACCCGGAGGATGCGGCTTTAATCAAGTCGGCTGCCTTTATCGAGCAGGAGGCCCAGGCCATCAGCCAGGCCGTCCTTGCCTGGTACGGCCACGAAGTGGACGGGCTGGGAACACCTATTCTCGGCAAACCACAGGCTACCCTTGAACAAGCCCAAGCTTGGGCAAGGACAAGAAAGGCATCTGATGATTTCATCGCAGTAGCCGGGTTGTACTGGAAGCTGGCCCCAACCCTGAACGTCCGGCCTGAAGTCGCATATGCCCAGAGTGCCAAAGAAACGGCGTTCGGAAGGTTTGGCGGGGTAATAACCAGGGACTTCAACAACTGGTGCGGCCTCAAGACTACCAAAGGCGGCAGCAACAGCGACCCCAATGCTCATGCCCGCTTCCCCGACGACCGGACCGGCGTTCTTGCCCATCTCCAGCATCTGGCCTTGTACGCTGGCCAGACCGTTACCGGGAAGATAGTGGACCCGCGCCATTTCTCCAGCATCGAAGGCACGGCTAAGACGGTGGAGGCCCTGGGCGGTCGGTGGGCTCCGAGCAAGGACTATGGTCAGAGCATAGTCTGGGATTACCTGACGCCGCTTCTCAAGACGAAGGTGGCCGAGCCCGAACCAAAGCCGCAACCAGAGCCGCCCAAAACCGTCAGCCTGGAAGAGTATGAACGGGTTGTCCAAGAGCGAGACGAATACCGGGCCAAGCTTGAGCGCATCAAGGCAATCGTTGGTTAACCTCGAGGAAAGGAGGGTAACATCATGCCCCAAGATTTCATCACTATGGACTACCTGGCCACGTTCACTGGCCTTGTGGCAGTCGTAGCACTGATAACGCAGTTTACCAAAAGCATCATCAAACGCAGATTCCCCGATTGGGCCGTCCGGCTGTACTCACTCGGGCTTTCCTGGGTGCTTCAGGGCTTTCTAATTTACACCCAGGGAAACATTACGGCCGAGAAAGTCGGTCTGGCTATTTTGAATGGCTTTTTAGTGGCCCTGACGGCAACTGGAGCCTATGAGACCGTATTCGACCCGGCAGCAAGCAAGAAAAAGACTGGTTGATATTGGCAAATCGTTTTTAAGGCCTCCAGGAGGCCCGAGAAGGTGTTTTGTTCATTTCCGAATACAAAACCATTCGGAAGTAATTATAAAGCCGTTCTCGGGCTTCCTGTGGCTTCGTTCTAAGCCCGTTTTGGTATAGTTTACCTCCACCTTGCAGGAGGACTTCTTTTTTGGGCCGGTTTAGGGTACAATACATAATATGGACTTGTAGTTGGAGGTGTTATTTTTTATGAGCAAGAAAGATAAACAACTTTTCTATCTAATAGAGACGTTCGGTTGTCCGATGAACGCTGTTAGACAGAACAACCGTTCGACTATATAGGGCAAGGGTTTAACGGTGTAAGAACCGGTGGGTGATGCCTCCCTTAAAGTGGATGGCTATCACCTTTTTTTCTTTCATGTCGATACGGTCGATAACGCTTCGTACGAACTGCTGCAAGATGGCCTTGTCGCCGGCACGGGCCAAGCTATTGTAATCAGCTTTGCCCGAAAGCAGGTTTTTGGCAATAAGAAACCGTGAAGCTTTCTGGATAAAATCCACACCTTTTGTATCCCTGCCGTTTCCTGCCCACTTGGAACGTATGTTCTCATCAATCTCCTGAAGCTTGTCCTTTAATTCGGCTCGCTTTATCAGATAGTCTTTTTCAGACATACCGCCATCCTCGAATAGATAAGCCCGTTCCAGCCTATCCAAAGCCCGCTCGTATTTCATACGGGTTTGTTTCAACCTCTCAAGCTCTTGGTCGATGGCTGCAGCTGTCTCCCGGTGGTTTTCTCTGGCCAAAAGCTGGCCGGCAGCTTCCAGAATACCTTGGTAGGTATCAGAAAGCCCTTCCATCTCGATGCCGGCAATTCCCTCGAATTCTTCGCCTTTGAGCAGATGTTTTTCAATCGTGGCAATCCGAATGGTAGGCCTACGGCGTATTATACTTTCCACCCGGACCATGTTAGCCAGGTATTTAAACACGAACGGGCCAAGGGTAATGTCGCTGGTGTAGCCGTTGCACTTCTTCCAGGCTTTCTTGCTTTGGGCATTATTCCGGCAGCGGTAAGTAGACGGCCGGTAACCGTCATTACGGGCCCGGTCGAGATTGGCGATATAATTCAGGTCGCAATCAACGCAGCGCAAAAGGCCGGCAAATACATGGACATGCCTTGCCCGTTCCCGCTTGCTACGGCCGCCGCGGTAGTTGGTATCCAGCTTCTTTTGTACCCTTTCCCATTGTTGAGTGGGAATAATAGCAGGAACGGCATCATCGATAAGTATCCATTCGTCAGGGTCTTTTTTCTTGCCGCGGCCGGATTCGCGATAGTTGTAGCGCAAAGTCCCTTTGTAAATGGGTGAGCGCAGGACATCATTGATGGTCTTAGTGGTCCATTTGCCGCCGCGCTTAGTGGCGATATTATGCAGTTCCAAGTAATGAAGCACGTCAGCAGAAGAGCCGGTCTTTTCATAGAGGTCATATATAAGACGGACGGTCTTGGCCTCTTTCTCGTTTATCTTCACAAACTCAGCTTCCTCGTCCCAGTCAAAACCAATGGGGACCGGCGCGCCGTTCCAGAGACCCTTTTCAGCCCGGGAGAGCATGATACTCATTACCCGCTCGGCGGTGAGCTTCCGTTCCAGCTCGGCAAAAACCAGGATAATCTTCAACATGGCCTCGCCCATGGCCGTGGAGGTATCGAACTGCTCCATTTTGGAGACGAAGGTCACACCGCGCTCTCGGAGTTCTTCCCACATTTCCGTGAAGTCTTTCAGGTTGCGGCTGATACGGTCCAGCTTCCACACCAGAAGGTGGGTGAACTCTCCCTGACGGATACGGGCCATCATTTCCTGGTATTTAGGCCGGTCGGTATTTTTGGCCGAGTACCCGGCGTCCTCGAACAGTTCGTAATCCTCAATGTTTAGGACATATTTGCAGTAGTTGATTAGTTCTTGGCGCTGAAAGGGGAGAGAATCTCGGTCCAGCTGGTGGTGAGTTGAGACCCTAACATACAAGCAGGCCTTCGGGGGCAGCTTTGAGGACATCAATCCACCTCCCTTCGGTACGTAATAGCGATAGTCGAAACTCGACCATCTGTTCTGTTACATCGAAATGCTCTGCCAGCTCCCAACGGGTGATTATTCCCTGGCGAACAGCATTGACCAGCTTCTGGTATGGAATGAGATAACGGGCAGCCCAGCGCAAAGCCTGGTGCTCAGCTTTGCTGACTTTGAGCCTGTCCGAGTAGTTGAAATAAGTAGCAGAAACACAATGGCCGACCGAAGTAAAATGATGGCCGAATTCCTCGGCCAAGATACATCGAAACAAACGCCTATTCTCAAAAAGGGCTTCAGATAATCCGATTATAGGTCTTGGTAGTCGCTTGTCCAACAAGTAGACAGCCTGCAAAGGTGGTTTGAAAGGCCAGTATTCAATCGAAACCCCCTGGCTTTCAGCAAGTTTTATCAAAGCAAACGGCAACGTTTGCCACCCTCAGGACTTGTTCTTGTACTTCCGGAGGAGATATTCTTTGAACTCCTCCAAAGACTTGCGGGCATCAGGGGGCAGGTCTTCCATGAAATTATCGGACCGGTGAGCAGCTTCAGTGATAATGTCATCTGAGAGGTATCCTGCCGCCTTCATTAGCTCTTCATATGTGATGCCAAGGGGTTTTGCGAGCTTCCTAATTGTGTCAGGAGAGGGAATCGGCCTAAGCCCACGTTCAAGCCTAGAAATGTGAGCAGCACTGATGCCAGAATAAAGGGCCAATTGGTTAATAGAGTAATCCTTGTTTTCGCGTAGCTGGCGTAAAAAGCGGCCAAACGATTTTGGGTCGACTTTCAAAATGCATCACCTCCCACGTGGGCGGCCACCACGTAAATTTTAACATTATCTATTGACAACGGGCAATACTTGCTGGTAAAATAGTATTACCAAGAGGTAATGCCCCTGGAATTTTGGTGGGCGGCCTATTGACAGTTGGTAAGGTTTAGAGTTAAAATGTTACCACGAGGTAATGGAAGGGGGTAGTTGAATTGAGCCAAGACATACGAGAACATGACCTCGTAAACCTGGATAAGGTCCGGGCATTTATGGCCTATAAAGATTGGAGTGAGTACGAGCTGGCAAAAGCCATGAAAGTCAGCTATTCGTTCATCAATCGAGTTATGAACGGAAAAAGAAAGCCAGGGCCTAAGTTTATTGCCGGGCTCATCAGAGCAGGTATGGACCCAGAAAGTGTTTTTTATTTACCCAAACCATTACCAACTGGTAACGGAAAATTAGAGCCGCATGAAAAGAGGAGTGAGGCGAGTGAGTAGTGACCCCATCATCAAAGCCCAAACCCTGGGTTTAAATATCCGCTCTTTGCCTGCTTTAGGCTGGAACGACGACCCGCAGGAGCACTACCTGGTAGACGGCGAGGTAATGACCCGGCGGGCGTTGCTGGCATACATGGAGAGCATCGAGAGAGAGTGAAGGAGGTGATAACTTGCTAGAAACCTACATGCCAACTGCAGTTATCCAGGAAACACGGCGCAAGTTCGCGCCCGAGGAGAGACGCCGGAAGGAGAGGGCCCTCGAGGAGCTGTTGGCCGAGTTCGGGGTAACGCGGGAAACGCTTGACGATGCATGGGACGAGCTGCTGGAAGAATATTACGCCATGGCCACCGGGGAAGCGGCGGCAACCAAAGAGGAAAGGAGCGATGAAGATGGCAGTAGTGCTGACCAAGGAGTTAGCATCCCAACGCCTGGGACGTTTGCGTGAACGCAAATACGACCAGGCCGAATTCAGGCTGTCGGAAACAGGCTGGTGCCGGCGCGGACGGGTTCTCCGGGTTTTAGGATACGAGGCAGACCCGGTTCCTGACGACGTGCTGGGCCTGTTCGAGACCGGCCATGTTTGGGAAGAGTGGATTCATTCCCTCTTTCGCGAGAAATACCCACGAAAGACCCGCACACAGGTTAAGGTCCCAACGCCATACGGGACCGGCCACATCGACATCTATTTCCCCAACCCACCAGACGGAAACCCTCGCATCATCGAGGTAAAGGCGGTCCGCATGGGGGCCAAGTTCTACGGCCTGCCCAAGGACGAGCATATCGCACAAGTCCAGAGTTACCTGTATTTCGGGCGCAAGTACGGCATCAAGCTGGACGGCCGTATCGTGAAGCTGCCCGAGAACACCACGGCGGAAATCGTTTACGTCATCCGCGAAACCCTGGACATCGAACCTTACCCGGTCTATTACAACGAGCTGGCCGGCCAAAGAGCCGAAAAAGAGCTTGTTGAGCTTACCAGCTGGGCCGACAGGGGCGAAGCTCCACCAATACCTGCAGAATATGGACCGGACACCTTCCCCTGTTATTACCAGACTCGAGACTACGAAGTATTTTGCCCCTTCTACAAGCACTGTCATGATGGGGCGGAAGCGACCGAAGCTATCACCGATGAGGCTCTAGCGGCCAAATTCAAAGAATACTATGCTGCCCGGATGGAACTGACGACGGCCAATAAGAAGGCAGAGGCCGCCAAGGCCAAGGTTAAGGTCCTGGAGGATGAGTTGGAAGCCATTTTCAACTCCCGAGATGCTGAGGTTATCCGGGCAGGCGGCTACCAGCTGAAGCGGTCCAAAGTGGACGGCAGGCGGTATTACCGGGTAGAGAAGGCCATCGATGCCGGGGTAATTCCACCTGACCTGGCCGAGGTCCTAAAGGAACACTACTCCAGCCAAAGCGACGGCTATACCCGGTGGTATATCAGCAAACCTAAAGAGAAGGGAGGGAAGATAGCATGACGGACCCCAAAACATCCAAGCACGCAACCGAGCGGGAAACGGAAGAAAGCCGGGAGCTGACCATTATTGACAACCTCGATATCCTGCCGGAGGACCTTGACCGGCGCATCCAGCGGACAAAAATGCAGATTGAGGCCCTCGAGCGACTGATGAAAACCGTTCTGACACCAGGTGTGGATTATGACACCATACCGGGAACACCGAAACCGACCTTGCTGCAGGACGGCGCACACCAGATATGCTTGACATTTCACCTTCAGCCGGAATTCCACATTGAGGACAAAACCGAGGACCGGACTGCCAACCCTCCGTTTCTGGCTTACTTCTGCCGGTGCAGGCTTTATCACCGGCCGTCAGGGATGCTGGTAGCGGAAGGGATAGGCTCGGCCAATTCTTACGAATCACGGTACCGCTACCGCTGGGTGGAAGCACCTGCAGAGGAACAACAGCGTTGGCAGGAACTAAAGGACTTGCCCAATTACCGGTCCAGAAAGATAAACGACCGCTGGGTCCTGCAACGCCGGGTCGAAAACCCTGACATCTATGACCTGCAGAATACGCTCGTGAAAATGGCCAAGAAAAGGGCTTACGTTGATGCGACCTTAAATGCCACTGGAGCCAGCAGGCTCTTCACCCAAGACCTCGAGGATATCGGCCATATCGTAGCCGAGGAGCAAGCTGGGGAAGCGCCTCCACCGCAGCAAGGGCAACAGCGTACTCAACAACAAGGGCAGAAAACCGCCAACGGCCGCACGAAGACCCAAAACGGAAACGGCGGCGGCAAGGCTACCCAGGCCCAGCTGTCCAAAATCTACGCCATGACCAGGGGCCTTGGCATCGATAAGGAAACTATCCGCGCTATATCGCTGGACAAATTCGGCAAGGAGTCTAGCACTCAACTAACCAAGGCCGAGGCCAGCGAGTTAATCGAGTACCTGCAGGCTATGGAGAACGGGGAAGTAGTATGGCCGGGCCCTGAAGATGAACTGCCGCCGGAGGAACCGCCAATGGATGACATTCCACCCGAGGATGAACAGAGAGGATTGTTCGATGGTCAGTAAACGGGAAAGGGGCTTGGAGAAAGCGCCTCCAAGCCCCACAGGCCTTATTAAAAACCACCGCTTTGCCTTCAGTATATCACGCTGGAGGCTGGCGCACAAGGAGGTATTTTCAGATGCTTACAGCCATGGAGGAAAAAAGAAGTAGCGGGAAGTGTGCGCGCTGCGGCCGGGCTCTGAGTGACCCGGTATCGGTAGAGCGCGGTATGGGGCCGGTTTGCGCCGGCAAGACAAGAGCGGAGGAACAGAGGCAAGGCAAAGAATCGCGCCGGAATACAGGGGACCAATCAGCCTCAACGACCTGCCCAAAGGTCCGGCAACAAAAGTCTATGTCGGGATGAGAGGCGGTAGCCTGGGTGAGACCGTGGTCGCGGTCGAGCAAAACGGCCGTAGCCGTTTGTTGAGGCATATCGTCTACCACAGCCCTACCGGGATGGAATGGGGTTACGGCGGGTCAGGCCCGGCAGACCTGGCCCGGTCCATACTGGCCGATGTGGCCGGCCTGAAGGTAGCCGATGCCCTTTATCAGGATTTTAAATGGGCATTCGTTTCTGGCTTGCCCAGGGAAGGGTTTAGGTTGGAGGAAAAGGCAATTCGCCAGTGGCTCACTGAGCAGCTCCAAAACAAGGAGGAATCTACATGCGAGGCATAGCCAGCTTTTGCGGAACCGTAGCCGACTTCAAGCTCTATCTCCTGGCCATGAGGACATGGCTGCAGTGGGAAAGTGGCTGCCGGCAACGTAGGAAAGCAGCGAGCCAATAAATTTTTTTACACATCTGCGGGAAATCTTGGAGGAATTACCAGTGGCTCCGTCTCTTGGAGGAGGGGCGGGGCCATTTTTTCGCCGGGGAAAGTAGGTGATGCTATGTGAAGAACTACATCCGCGAGATTCGGGCGTTCTACGATTGGCTCGAAACGAACCCTATACCGCCATCGGCTCAGGCGCTTTGGCACGCCTTAATGTATATCTGCAACAAAGCCGGTTGGCCAAAGGAGTTCACGGTAGCCAATCGCACGCTTGAATCCATATGCGATATAAGCCGCACTCAGCTTTACGAGATGAGAAATCTGTTAAAGCAGAGGGGTCTTATATCGTACGCCAAAGGCCGCGGAAACCAAGCCGGCAAATACGAGCTTCATTCTATAGCTCAGCTTTTGGATTCATTATATGAACACAATAGCGAACATGAAGACTTGTGTTCATATAAAGAACACAGTAGTGAACACAGTAGTGAACACAGTAGTGAACACAGTAGTGAACACAGTAGTGAAACATTAAATAAACATAAACATAAACGTAATAATATTATTTCCCTTACGGGAAATAGTCGGGTCGAGGATGAAACCGCCGCATCAACCGAACCGGATATCAATCAGCAAGTCCAAGTTGTATGGGATTACTACTTGGAGCGCCTTCGAGAAATCGACCGCAAAGCCCTGGCGATTCAAAGCCTTAACCCTGAACGTCGGAAGCTCACCAAGGCCAGGAGGGCCAAAATCAGGGCCAGGCTTGATGAGTTTGGCCTGGAAGACTGCAAGGTCATTATTGACAATGCCTTATCTAGCCCCTTCATGTTGGGCCACAACGACAGTCAGCGTTTTTACGGCGAAATTGAAACCATCTTTCGCAATACCGAAAAGGCCGAACGCTGGTTATTAAATCCTCCACAGAAGCAGATAGGAGGGAGAAACGGTGGAGAGCATTGGGAGCATTCTGGCCGCGAAAAACCCACTCAGCGGCCAGCAAACGGGTCAACACAAACACCAACACAAAAGCGCGGAAAATACGACCACCTCATCAGGGACGCCGGAACAGGACAATTTATTGGACATCCTCCCGGCGAAGGCAAGGGAAAGACTGAAAATCATGGAACAGGCCCCGGTAACCGAGAAGACAGTCTCTAAACCCAACGAGTGCCCTTGGGGCCGTTGGAATTGTGAGTACTGCAAAGACGGTGTAAGGGTTGACTTCTATTGGGAACCAGAACCACATAAAATCCGCTATCACGTAGAGCAGTGCTACAAACTTCACAGATACCACCGCCTGATTAATAAAAGTGGCCTGGTTGGAATCGAACTAGAACATACTTTTGAACGGGCTACCATCGACCAGCACAACGGTTATCTTTACAAGTACCTGCAGCGGTGGGATGTAACCAAAGGCGGCGGTATTTACATTGTCGGGCCGAATGGAACTGGAAAATCGTATGCTTTGCATGCCCTGGCACACAGGCTGGCGTGGGAAGGCGTGTCATGCTTATACAGCCGGACCGTCGATTTTCTCGCCAAGCTCCGGGCGAGCTATGAAATTAACAGCCAGGAGAGCGAGGACAAGATAATGCATAAATACTGCAATGTTCCGGTCTTGCTATGGGATGACATCGGCAAGGAGAGCTTTAAAACTGAGTGGGCGCCCGAGAAATTCTATTACGTCGTCGATTACAGGGTTCGGACTAACAAGGCTTTGGTTATCAGCTCAAACTTTGAACCGGAAGCTTTGGAAAAAAAGCTTGGAGAAGACAACTATGGGCCTGCAGTAGTAAGTCGCCTCTTGGGATATTGTGATATTCACCGGCTTAACGGACCCGACCGAAGACTTAAAGCCAAGGGGGTGGTATTGTGATTGCTCTGACCAATAGCTTAGAAGGCCAGCTGTGGCGGATTATTCTTGATGCTTTCGGTTATGACGAGGATACCCATTATTTTCTTCGGGAAATCCGGCAGCGCGGTATCCTTGAATGGGCCAAGCAGCGGGCAGTGGCTATAGAAAGCGACTTAGTCTTATTGCGCCATACCAAAGGCGTGGCCGTTTACAAGGAAACTGTCAGGGATGCAACTATTCTGCGGCGGCTCCTGGGGATATTGGCCGAAGGAAAGGATAGTGGACCATACCTGGGGCCTGGAGACGCCAGATTAAAAGAAAAGCAGGTAATCAGGTGTTGCCATTGGTGCCCTGATTTTAAGTCATATGAACGCGAACCAAAATGGCGCGCCACGTGCTGCATCAGGTGCCCAATCTATGAAGATTGCCGGCGGGACCCAAGGAGGGACGAGTAGCAATGCTTAACCGGATTATCCTTATCGGACGGTTGGTACGCGAGCCGGAACTAAGATATACGCCCAATGGGATAGCTGTAAGCCGGTTCACCCTGGCGGTGGACAGGCCGTTTACCAATGACCAGGGCGAAAACGAGGCCGATTTCATTGACATCATATGCTGGCGCAAGCTGGCCGAAACTGTGGCGGAACACCTGGACAAGGGCCGCCTGGTAGCAGTTGAAGGTCGGCTGCAGATACGCAGGTATGAAGACAAGGAAGGCAAGAAACGGCGGGCCTCGGAGGTTGTAGCCAGCCAGGTGAAGTTCCTTGACTATCCCAAGAAAGAGCAAAACGACAGCGATGAGGATTGGAGCGACCTGGGCACGGAAGTGCCCGTTGATGACGATGTTCCGTTTTGAGGAGGGAAATCATGCGAAAGCCGGTTTATATTATTCACCCGTTCAAGGGTAAAAACGGCGAATATGAAGCCAATACAGTCAAAATTAAAGCTATCTGCCGGGACATTATGGAAAACTACCCTCAAGTAGTGCCAGTAAGCCCGGTCTTAACCCTAAGCTTTATGGACGATAACAAGCCGCATGAAAGGGAGCAGGCTTTGGCCTATTGTAGGGACTTGCTCCGGGTAGTTGCCGCAGCTGGCGGGGAGGCCTGGGTATATGGGGATTATCAAAACTCCGAAGGGTGCCGGAAAGAAATAAAACTGGTCCGGGAGCTGGGTATGTGGCTTAGCTACAGGGAGGCGGTGAAGCCGGCATGAAAGCGGTAGAAATCGCAATCCCGCCACACGTCCGAGCTGGGTTGGAACCTGGAGCGCGGGCCTTTCGGCTTGGTGAGTGTTTGGTAATCGTGGGGCATTCGTCAGATGGATGGCATCTAAGCATTAGCCATGCACGGCGTTACCCAACGTGGGACGAAATCAAAGCGGCAAGATACCAGCTTACGCCTCACAATGTGACCATGGCCATGCTGTTGCCGCCGCCCGAGGAGTACGTCAACATCCACGAAAACTGCTTTCACCTGTGGCAGATAGAGGACCGGCGGGGGAAAAAGGTGGTGGGGGCCCTGTGACTGGTCTGAGCATATTCAAGAATTTCCTGTCAGGGGGGGATATGAGTGAATCCAGATACCGGACATCTTCTGAAAATGGATAGTGAGCTGGCCAAGAAATTGTTTGGAAAGCCAGAGACCACAGAAAAAGCTATGAAAAAGCGCATGCATGCTTTGGGGTATCAGCCGGTTCCTAAAGAACTGGAAAATGCGGCCGAGAAGAAACTGGCGGGCAAAGATGAGGCCTATGTGAGCCTGACCAGCGGTGGCAAGTTGTCCAAATGGGCAGCCCGGCAAAGAAAGTTGAAAAGAAAAGCCAATGCTCGTAAGGCTAAGAATCGGGCCAAAATGGCCAAACAGTCACGGAAGCGGAACAGGAGGTCGTAACCATGTCACCATTCTACCTCGGCCTAATCATTGGCCTTTTCCTCGGAACCTGGATAGGAATGTTTGTTCTGGCCCTGTGTGTAGTTGCTAAAAGGGCCGACCAGATGGGAGGGTTGGAAGATGAACCTGGAGGTTGGCGATAAGGTCCGGGTAACCGAATATACCAGCGCAAACCAGCGGCGCGCCAAGAAAAAGACCGGCAACATAACCGGAATTTATAAAGACTTTATAACGGTCCATACCGGCAAATACCAGGAGAGCTTTCTTTTCGTGGATCTCGAGATGGGTAACGTGGAGATTGAAAGGGTGAATTCTAATGCGGCTAAACAGCCTGCCTAAAGAAGTCCAGGAAGCCAAACGAGCTTACGAGATGGCCCAAAACCACCTGGATGTGGCGGATACACCGGAATTAATCGATGCTGCTATTTACGAACTGAACGCCGCGAGGATACGGCTGGGTGTGGCCATCAAGGCAGCGGGGGAGGAGGTCGAGAATGGGAGACGCCAAACGCTTTTTAGGCCTGGATACAGGCCAAAAGAATATAGGCTGGGCGGTTATCGAGCTTGACCCAAAAGGGGAGCCGCACCTAGTCGATGCCGGAAACAAAGAGCCGAAGGAAAAAGACCTCGGGGAGCGGCTTTACCAGCTTTCCCAATGGGCGCAGGTAATGGCGGTAAAATACGGGATGCTGGAAGCAGTCGGCTATGAGGAAGTGTTCTTTTCGTACCGGCGCAAAGACGGCACGATGGGCACGGCCAGCAAGCATAAGCAGTTGGTGGCGTACCACACAGGAGCAATCCTCGGAATATTAGGCGTTGCCAATGCCAAGGGGTACCGGCCGCAGGAGGTAAAACTGCACGTGGCCGGTTACGGCCGGGCTGGGAAAGACCAGGTGGCCCGGGCGGTTGCTATCCGCCTGGGCCTGGACCAAAGCGAGAAATACCCGGACCACGTGACAGACGCCATGGCCATCGCTCTTTGTCGTGCGCTTGAATGGCAGTGGTCCCAGCGGTTGCAAAAGGGAGGGGCGGTGAGATGATTGGCGAAGACCAGGATAGCGATTTCAAATCACGCAGTCAAAAGGTGGCGGGAGCGAGCGGGCCCTGCCACGAGGAAAGAGATAGCCCGCGAGATAACAAGCCGGTTGTTGCCGCGCCTGCATTTAGGTGTCGATACCGACCCTTACGGTGCAGTACATATTGCTGTTGGCCAGAACCTGGTGGCAGTGCTGTACCCAAGCATGCAGGGTGGGTGGGAATTGGTAACCGTCTATCGTAGGGGAACGAATGAGTATGAACAGGAGGTGGCCGCTTCTGAGCATGGAACAAGGCAAAATCAAGTACAAACCAGTTGAGCTGCACCCAGCGGAGCGCCGCCTAATTCAGTATCTGAGGGAGCTGAAGTTCGGCGAGGTTAACCTCAAGGTCCAGGACGGGCTCCCGGTGATAGCCGAACGGGTCCGCGAAAAGGTAAAATTTACAGAAACTGTTGACAGGGAAGAATAGATTATGCTACTCTTTAGACAAAAGCATAAGGCATGGCTGACTGAAGACCTCAGAGGCCGACATTTTTCTCGTATTGAAAGCGGGAGAAGTGTCGGCCTTTTTGCTTTGTTCAGGTGGAGTTGAGCACGGATGGAAATAGCAAAAATCGCAATCGAGAAAATTAACCCGGCTCCTTATAACCCACGGCAAGACCTTAAGCCAGGGGACCCGGATTATGAAAAGCTGCGAAAATCCCTCGAGGAATTCGACTGTGTAGAGCCGCTTGTTTGGAATAAGCGGACAGGGCATCTAGTGGGGGGGCATCAGAGGTTAAAAATCCTCAAGGCCCGCGGGGACCGAGAGGTGATGGTCTCCGTGGTTGACCTGCCGCTCGACAAAGAAAAGGCACTAAACCTCGCCCTGAACAAAATCCAGGGCGATTGGGATATGCCCAAATTGAAAGACCTGCTGGAGGAGCTGGATACAGGGGCCTTTGATATCGAGATTACTGGCTTTGACGAGGAAGAGATAGAGGACTTAATGACCCAATATGGGACACCGCCCACAGAGGAAGAGAGCGCGGAGGACAACTTTGATGCCAAGGAAGCTCTTGAACAGATAGCTACGCCACGAATCCAACCGGGTGAGGCCTGGCAGCTGGGCGACCACCGGTTGATATGTGGGGATGCAAAGGACTCAGCTATCTGGAATAAGGTGCTTGGTGGCCAACTAGCTGACTTAGTGGTAACATCACCGCCGTACAATGTGGGCGTGAAATATAGGTCGTACAAAGACAAGACGGCCAAAGATGAGTACCTGGGACTTATTGAGGCTGTAGCCCTAAACGTAGTTAAGCACCTCAGCCCCGGTAGGTTTGTGGCGTGGAATGTGGGGGTATCGCCAGAGTCATATCCTCACTACCATGTGGTCATATTGGAAAGCTGTGGCCTGGAGTTTTACCGGCAAATTGTTTGGGAAAAGGCTGGGGTGCCCTATCCCATATTCCAAACCACGCGCCGAGCAAAAAAGGCGCGGCATTACAAGCCCAACTATAAACACGAGATGATTTACATTTTTCAGGGCCCGGGAGAGCCGGATCTAGCTGAGGCGGAGGACATTGAGACTGATTGCCCGTTGTGTGAAGGTAGTGGCAAAGTTTTCGGATATCAGGTGCCCAGCGTTCATGGGATGATATTACTTTGCACCAAAGATGAGCCTGAATTAGGAGAAAAAGTGGCTCCCGATAACAGGTACGCAAATGACGTTTGGAAGATAACTCAAAGCATGGCTACGGTCGACCTGCCGACGTTGGGGACGAAATCCACGGGCCTTGAGAAGAATGGCAAAAAGTCACACATGGTAAAAGCTCACCCCGCGGCGTACCCGGTGGAGCTGCCAAGAGCATTGATAGGGTTCTTAACCGGTGAGGGGGAATGTGTGGTAGACCCATTTTGTGGTGTCGGTACAACGATAGTCGCTGCTGAGAAAATGGGGCGTAGGGCATATGGGATAGAGTTGGACCCTCTTTACTGTGAACTGGCTATGATGCGGTGGGAGAAGCTCACCGGGGAACAGGCGGTGAGGGTGGATGGCTAGGTCCAAGGTATCCCACCAGCAACTAATAGAACGGCGGGAAAAAGTGAGGCGGTTTTTGAGGTCAGGCATGAGGCCGGCTGAGATACTTAAGGCCATGCGCTCCGACTTTCAGAAGTACAAAGACCCATACGGCACACTTAGAAAGGATATCATCGCCGTCAGGGAAGAGGATGTAAAAGCCTTGCGCCTCGGCGGCATGGACGAGCACCTGGCTGATTACATTGGGAGGCTAGAAGAACTGTACCAACGGGCCATTCTGGACGCCACTCGGTTGTCTGGAACTGCAAAGGTGGGCGCGTTGAATAAGGCCCATGAAATAGCCCGCGACCTGGCCAGGGCTAAGGGCATCAATCCAGACAAGCTCGACCAGGCCCTTGCTCTCCGGTTTAGCGGGGAGGTGGGCATTAACCGTGAGTACCACATCATTCAAGAACTCATCACAGACCCGGATGCAGCCCAAGCTCTTAAACAGCTTTACCGACGGGCAGTTGCGTCTGGCCTGGAAAGCACTCGCGAAGAATGATTTAGCGTTTTTTGCGGAATATGCCAGCTATGGTTGGTGGCAACCGGCTCAACATTTGGAACTTTTAGCCCAACACCTCGAGGCAGTGGTCAAGGGCGATATTACCAGGTTAATGGTGTTCATGCCGCCACGACACGGGAAATCGGAGCTTACCAGTATGTATTTCCCAACGTGGTACCTGGGTAAGTATCCGGACAACCGCATAATCCTTACGTCATATGCGGCAGAGCTGGCGGAGGGTTTTTCGCGCAAGTCCAGGAACTTGATGGCCGAAGTCGGTCAGGACATTTTTGGCGTTACCACCGCCGAGGACCTCTGGGCCAGGGACAGGTGGGATATAGAGGGTCATCGCGGGGGTATGGTGGCCGCAGGTATCGGCGGGCCCATAACCGGCCGCGGGGCCAATATAGCCATAATCGACGACGTTATCAAGAATCACGAGGAGGCAAATTCGCCTACCTACCGGCAAAAGGTATGGGATTGGTACAAAACCACGTTATACACGCGGCTTGAACCAGGCGGGGCAATTATCCTCGTAATGACTAGATGGCACGAGGATGACCTGGCCGGAAGACTATTGAAAGAGGCAGAAAACGACGGTGACCAGTGGGTAGTTCTCCGGCTGCCGGCAACTGCCGGAGAAGGTGACGTTTTAGGCCGTAGACCTGGGGAAGCGTTATGGCCTGAGCGGTTCGATGAAGAGGAGCTGGCCAGAATAAAGCGGGCAGTAGGCTCATATGTCTATGCCGCTATGTACCAGCAAAAGCCTCAGCCGGCCAGTGGGAATCTGTTCAAGCGGTCATGGTTCAGGTACTTCCAAGAGGATGGCGAATTCTACATCCTTGAGCGGCCAGAGGGCCAGCATCGGGTCAAGAAAGCCGCCTGTTGGATTTTCCAAACAGTGGACCCGGCGGCGACTGAGAAGGAAACCAGCAGCTATTTTGTATGCTCCACGTGGGCCGTTACGCCTGAGAAGGACCTACTCTTATTGGACGTATTCAGAGAACGGGCCGAGACGACTAAGCATAAAGCGGTTCTAAAGGCACAGCGGGATAGGTGGTCACCGGCCTTCCAAGGCGTTGAAAATAAAACATTTGGTCTCAACATCATCCAGGAGGCCAAGAAGGAAGGGGCTCCAATTAAGCCCCTTGAGGCGGACAGTGACAAGGTGGCCAGGGCGCTACCGGCGTCGGCCCGTTATGAGGCGGGGACCGTATATCACCGGATGGGCGCTCACTGGCTGGAAGAGTATGAGAACGAGCTGCTGGCCTTCCCCAAGGGCAAGTGGAATGACCAGGTGGATACGGCGGCTTATGCGGCCAAGGTGGTCCAGACCTATGCCGGCAGACCGGCAAGAGAACAGGTCAGGTACCCGAAGAAAAAGAGCCTGGCCAGCCAGGCTAACAAGTGGTGATATAGATGGCTAATGTAATCAAACTGCAGGAAAAGAAACGTCTCAAGCGGGGCGAGATAGGCGCTATCAACCGGAACCTGTTCGGCCAGCTGGCGGACAGTGAATACCTGCGCGAGCTGACCTGGCCGAATAACATCAAGGTTTACGATAAGATGCGCCGGTCAGATGCACAGGTCCAGGCTTTGCTTTTAGTGCTGGAGCTGCCCATCCGCTCGGCCAGATGGTACGTGGAGCCTTACAGCAACAGCTCCAAAGACAAGCAGATAGCAGAGTTCATCGAGGAAAACCTGTTCAGCGGCCCGCCCTTGGGGATGACCGTTCACTGGGACGATTTCCTCCGGTTGGCTTTGACCATGTTCGCCTTCGGGCATTCGATATTTGAGAAAGTCTACGAGGTGGATGATGACGGCTACGTTAAATGGCGGAAGTTTGCCGAACGGCCCCAAGATACCATCCATGAGTTCTACTATGACGAGGCCGGCGGACCGGAATACATCGAGCAGTGGCTGTCGGCCAAAGGCAAGGTAAAGATACCTATCGATGACCTTTTAGTGTTCACATACCGCAAGGAAAAGGGGGACCTCCGGGGCATATCGGTGCTGCGGCCTGTATATAAGCACTGGTTCATCAAGGATTTTTTGTATCGCATTACCAACATCGGGCTTGAGCGGAACCTGGTCGGAACACCCGTTTTAACCCTGCCGGAGCAAACCCAAGACGGGGACGATGAAGTGGCTCAAGGCATTGTCACTTGGGTGGGTCCTGGACCTCTTTGAGGGCAAGCGTAACATTAGCGCGGAAGTCATGTCTTACATCGAGCACCACGACCTGATGATAGTCCGGGCAGGCCTGGCGCAGTTCTTGAATCTCGGCTCCAAGGAAGTCGGGTCCTTTGCTTTGTCGAAAGACCAGAGCGACCTCTTTCTGATGTCGCTCAATGCATCGGCAAACTACGTGGCCAACACCATCAACAGTTATGCTATCCCGCAGCTGGTAAATTACAACTGGGACGTAGAAGGCTACCCGAAACTGAAGCATGACCCTATTGGGGGGCAGGACCATTCCAAGTTTATTAATGGGGTCAAGGCCCTGGTGGAGGGGAAGGTCATCGTTCCTGACACCGACCTTGAAGGTTTTATGCGTGACTTGATGGGCCTTCCTGAAAAGGCCAAAGATGCTAATCAGCCTACCGGTCAAGCCAACCAGGTTCAGGCAAGCGAATGCGGTTGCAGACGGGCACACGAGCGGGTAACGCTCGCAGAAGGGAAGCGCAAGTGGCGGCGGGACCTTACGACCTACGAGAAGCGGATTAATCTAGCCGAAATCGAGCGGAAATGGGATACCGCCGAGAAGCAGTTTGTGGACCAGGGCAAAGAGCTGGGCCAAAAGCAGATAGCCGCACTGGTGCAGGAGATACAAAAGCTGGCCGAAGCTGGCCAATGGAATAAGATAGCCGAGTTGGAAGTTAAATACCAAGGTGAGGTGGCCAAGTTCATCAAGGCCTTTCTCGCGGACTTGGTAGACTTCGGGGCGGACCAGGCAGCAGAGGAGCTGAAGATAGACAAGCCCGGCATTTCCCGGGAGACGCGGCAGCAACTGGATGCGCGGGCCGCTTTGGTAGCAGGGCTCATGGCCAGCCGGTTAAAAGCCAGGGTTGGGTTTGAGTTTTTGAACCAGCTGGCAGGGGGGGCCACGGTCAAGGAAGCTGCCTACCAGGCAAAGCAAGCCGGGGAAAGCGTTTTGGAAACAGACCTGGCCGGGCATGCCAGCGCACAGGTTAATTACGCGGTCAACAAAGGCCGCGACCTGGCGGCAGAAAAGGCCAAGGCCCAACTAGCCCAGTATTCGGCAATCCTCGACGAGCGGGTTTGCCCACTCTGTGAGTGGTTGGATGGCAGGATAATCGAGATGGACAACCCGGATTTTGACCGGTTTACTCCACCCATCCACAATAACTGCCGTTGCATATGGGCTTACGTCTTGCCTGATGAGGAGCCACAGCCAGAAGTGACCTGGGAGACACCGCCGCCAGACCTGGTGGAGCAATTCGGGAACCTGGTGGTCTAGAAGAAAGGGGGGAGATGCCATGGGCAAAGACATTCAGAGTAAATCCAGCCGTCGACGGTATAAGGGCAAGCTGGCTTGGTTGGTGCGAATGGGGTATCCCCTCCAGATAGCAATACGAAAAGCGGCCGGTTATGCCGGCGGCAAAACAGTACCAGATAGGGGGAATGTGACCATGCCCTATTCGCGTATCACCGAACTGCCGGAAAGTGTGAGGAAAGCGCTCCCGCCGGAAGCCCAGGAAATATGGATGCAGGCTTTCAATGCCGCACATGAAGACGGCGAAGATGAAGGCTCGGCAGCTGCCATAGCCTGGGCTGCGGTGAAAAATGCTGGCTACAAAAAGAACGCCCAGGGGAACTGGGTCAAGGCCGAAGAGCCTCAAAAGCCTCAGCGGGTCCGGGGACTGGTGGATGTAACAGGCCTCGAATTCGCCGACACAGACAGAAAGACTTCCTGGATAGAGATTATGCGGACCGGCAAATGGGACCATCCAGTTTACGGCCGGTTTGAAATCACCGAGAAAGACCTCGATGAGTTTGTTGCCAACTTTAACAACCGGGTCCGGAGGGTAGACCTTGCCGTAGACCAGGCCCATCGACCGGATGAAGGGGCCGCGGGTTGGTTTAAGGCGTTAAAGCGAGAAGGGAACAGGCTTTTGGCCCTAATCGAATGGACGCCTCTCGGCCAGGAATTGATAGAAGCAGGCATTTACCGGTATTTCTCGCCGGAGTTTGACTTCAAGTACAAAGACGAAGAGACCGGGAAGACCTACCGAAATGTGCTGTACGGCGGTGGCCTTACTAATCGCCCGTTCATCAAGGATATGCAGCCTATCATGCTCAGTGAGGAGATGGCGGATAGGCTGCTTGATGAAATACAGTTCAGCTTTGCCCTGGAGCAGAAAGGGGGGAGTGGTACGAGTAAGCCGACTAAAGCCGATGTTGAGAAGGATTTGGAAACATTAGTGGGTTTGGCTAAAGCTGGCAAGATACCAAAGCTCAAGCTGGAAGAAGGGCAGCTGCAAGCTCAGGGCAACGTCCAAAATATTATCGATGCGTGGGACGATTGGGCCGGTTCATTTACGGCCTGTGTAAACGTGCTGCAGGACAAAGAAGGTATCACCAACCCCGAGGCAGTTTGTGCCTGGCTCCACCACCAGGCGGAAGGTGTCTGGCCGGCAGAGGCGAGTGAAGGAAAAACCAAGGCAGGAGAGGAGGATGATGAAAACATGAAACTGGAGGAAATCAGGAAGTTGTTGGGGCTAAAAGAAGAGGACGACATCGAGGCGGCCATCAAGGGCCTACTGGAGAAGGCCAAGGGACCCGCCCAGTTGTCCGAAACCGTGGCGCAGCTCCAGGAAGAAAATAAAGGCCTTAAAACCAAAGTTGAGGCTCTGGAGAAAGAGGCCAAGGAAGCCAAGTGGGAAGCAATCAGCAGCAAGGCTTTCCGTGAAGGGCGGCTTACGGCTAAACTGGCCGAGAAGATTAAGCCTATTTTCATGGCCGAACCTGAAGCTGGCAAAGCCCTTATCGATGAGCTGCCGGTAACGGTTAAAACTGGCGAAAAGGGCGGAACCAACGCCGGCGGGCAGGCGCAACTGACCGAAATTCAAAGCAGCATCAATACTCAGTTGGGCTTAGACGAGGAAACGTTCAAGAAATATCATCCCGACTTCGGCAAGGCCGGAGAGTAAGAGAAAGGAGGAATAGTTAAATGGCGGCTCTTACTAGCGAGAGAAACGTCAAGAAGAAAGACGGGAAGTTGATTTCCTTCCCGGTGGCCGCTAACACAAAGATATATAAAGGCGGTTTGGTAATGCTGGATGGTGGGTACGCCAAACCGGCGGCCGGTAAAGCCAATGGGGTTGCAAATTCCATCTTCGTTGGAGTAGCTTATGAAACCGTTGACAATAGCACCGGTGCGAATGGCGACCTGTCCATCCGAGTGGAAACCGAGGGCACCTTCGAGTACGCTGGCGACGGCGTAGCGGCTGATGTTGGGAAGGTTGTCTATGTTGAAGACGACCAGACGGTCAGCGTAACGGCCAGTACTACTGCTGGAGAAGAAAACCTAAAATGCGGCATCCTTATAGCCGTACCGAGTGCTGGAATTAACCGGATTAGAATTGACAATCAAGTCGGCGAAGTAGCCGTGACGGTCTAAGAAAGGGGGAGAGATAAACAATGGCTGTAGTGACTAGTGATTTCCTGGCGGGGCTATACAGGTCCCTGCAGGCACTGTATAAAGACACCTACGAGAAAACCGAAGTGGACCACCCGAAGATTGCCATGGAAGTTCCCTCGACTACTGGCGAAAACCAGTACGAGTGGCTCGGCGAAGTCCCGGGCATGAAAGAATGGGTCGACGAAAGGACCCTCGAGGACCTCAAGGCCTGGGATTACACCATCAAGAACAAAGACTGGGAGTCCACCATCGCTGTGGACCGAAACACCATCGAGGACGACCAGCTGGGCATCATTCGCCCACGGGTAATGTCTCTGGCTGTGGCGGCCAAAACTCACCCGGACGAGCTGGTGTTCAGCCTGCTGGCCCAGGGGTTCAGCCAGACCTGTTTCGATGGGCAGTACTTCTTCGATACCGACCACCCATTGGCCGATGGAAGCACCCAATCCAATAAAATTACTCTGCCTCTTGATGCTACCGGCCTGAAGACTGCTCTGGCTACGCTGCGCAGGCTCAAGGGCTGGACAGGAAGGTCGCTCAACTTGAAGGCGACCCACCTCGTCGTACCGCCCGAGCTCGAGTGGACGGCAAGAGAACTGCTCCAGGCCGAGCGGGATGCCAGCGGAGCAACCAACATACTCCGTGGAACCATTCCGAACATCATCGTTTCGCCGTATCTAACGGACACCAACAATTGGTTTGTCCTGGATGCTTCCAAGCCCGTGAAACCGCTCATCCTCCAGATGCGGAAGCGGCCTGAATTCGTATCCCTGGACGACCCGAAACAGAGCGAGACGGTGTTCATGCGGAAGAAGTACCTCTATGGCGTAGATGCCCGCTACAACGTGGGCTACGGGCTATACCAGCTGGCTGTCGGCTCTGAAGTCGCGTAACGGGGGGGTGAGGGTTGATGCCTGAATATCGGGTCAAGGCCCGCCAGGCTCGTGGGTTCTGGCGGGCCGGGACCTTCTTTCCCGGCAACGAAAGCAAGGAAATCAATAGCGAGGACTACACTGAGGAACAGCTGGCGGCCATCCTGGGTGAAAGCATGTTAGTAGTCGAAGAAGTGCCGGAGCCCAAGGCCAAAGAGGAACCTCCGGAGCCTAAAAAGCCGGAGAAGTCAAGCTCCAAAAAGAAGTCCGAGAAGAAATAGGCGGTGTGAGACATGGCGGAATTGCTATACCATTCGCAAACCGATATTGAGGAATTGTTCCGCCAGGCCAAGGTGAGCTTTACGGCTACATCGACGGTGACGGAGACGGACCTCAATAACCATATGCTCTCTACCGAGGCCTATGTAACTGAACGGCTCCGGCCGGTATATAGGGTCCCGGTAACCGATGCGACAGCTAAGAGCATCCTGAAGCGCATCTGCGCCCGGTTGACGGCCGCAACGGTGTGGCGCATCCTGAACGCGGTTACCCAGCCGGGTGAATCCAATAAGGCCAAGGAATGGCAGAACGAGGCTGAAACGACTCTGGACCGCATTATCTCGGGCGAGATGGCGTTTGGCGGCGCTACGCCGGCAGGTGCAGGTAAGCCCACGTCAGGGACCAAGGATAGCGAGCCTATCTGGAAGCTCAAGGAGGACCAGTGGTAATGGCTAACGGCGGCATGCTCCACCTCGAGGTGGAGGTAGTAGGTGAAAAGCAGCTCAGCCGGGTACTGGACGGGATTAATTCGGATATCGAAGACCTCCGCCCAGCATGGGAACAAGTCCATAAGGTTTTCCTGGAAAAACGGCACGGCGTATTTGCGATGGAGGGAGCTTTTGAAGGTCTGCCGGCCTGGGCTCCACTATCACCTAAGTATGCCGAATGGAAGGAGAGCCGTTACCCTGGTCAGCCTATTCTAGTCCTGACCGGACAGCTGAGGTTTTCGCTTACGGACCCCAACGACCCCAATCATTTTTGCGAAGCAACCGAAAGAGAGTTAACCATGGGG